ATTAAACAATCTAGGAGATGCGATAGCCATTGTATATTATTGCCTAACAATATACAATAGAATAATATACGAATAAATCATTTTATGAACGGCTTTTATTCTTTCTTAATTTTTCAATAAATATTTCACGTGTTCCTTTTTTTTTCAATAATTTGGAACTTTTCTTACATTCAAAGTTAAATATTTTCATGTGTTTTTTCTTTATAACGCTGTTATAACATATAGAAATTGCTCGTTTTTCATTATCGGGATTGATAGGACCGCGTATATGTTTAATACATCTACACAATTTTACAGCTAAAAAATGTTCGGCCTTTTCCTTGATTTCTTTGTTTGTCATAGTCGTTGTATCTATTTTATAAAAATTTAAAATGGTTTTATAATCACGTAAACGCATAATTGTATAGTTCGTTTTTGCTAAGTTGAGAGATTTTCCAATATTATTTTTTCTTGTCATTTCGTTATTATATATATAATCTATATGAAATATAATAATCAAACAATAAATAAAATAATTGTATTTGACTTGGATGAAACAATTGGTTATTTTACAGAATTATCAATATTTTGGGATGCATTAGAGAATTTTTATGATTACACTCTACCTAATGATATTTTTTTCCAAGTATTAGATGTATTTCCTGAATTTTTCAGACCGAAAATGTTACAAATTTTAAATTTTATAAACAATAAGAAAAAAAAGAAGATATGTTATAAAACTTTTATTTATACAAATAATCAAGGCGGCAAGAACTGGGTTAATATGATTAGTGATTACTGCCAATATAAATTGAAGTATAAAGTATTTGACCATATTGTGGCCGCTTATAAAATAAGAGGCAAGCCTATAGAAGAAAAAAGAACAAGCCATGAAAAAAGCGTAAAAGACTTAATAAGTTGTAGTGAAATTAAAGAAAATACAGAAATATGTTTTATTGATGATTTGTATCATCCGCTAATGGATAAGGAGAATGTAACTTATATAAACATAAAACCTTATAGGTGTTCGATACCATTTGATGAAATGGCAAATAGATATTATAATGAAGTTATGCTGAAAAAAACATATACTGGACCAATAATTAGTAAAGTGATCTTTGAAAGAATTATTGTAAAATTTATGAATCAGTATAATTATATAGTTGTAAAAAAAGATGAAAATGAAATAAATGTTGATAATGTAGTAAGTAAAAAATTATTATCCAGTTTAGAAGATTTTTTGAAACGTAAAAAGCACACAAATACACGTAAATTACGAAAGAGACAAAAAAAAACTATGCGAAATAAAGTTAATTTATTCTAATATATTCTCATTCAAGTATATATGGAACGCATAAATCAAGGAAATGATAGAACTGAAGAGCTAAATAATAGAATATCACGTAGAAATATACCATCAGATAATTTACAGCCGCAATTTGGAATAAGACCATTATCAACAAAATACTCAACCATGCAGATTGTGGATAGACGCGAGTTTCCGAGTGTACCGATTCAACAAACCCCGTTATATAATACTGAAAATGTATTTAATCCTGGAACAAGTCAGGCTCCTTGGGGAGGATTTGCTACAAATATAAATAAAGAATCACAATTAAGGAACCAATTTTTTGCACTTCAAAGAAATACATGTCATTCGGCATATATTCCATCAAAGGATAGTGATATGTATGTAGCAAGTGTGACAAAAACGGAGGGCGGACAATTACAACCATTCCCATATTTATTTGAAAAAGAAACATTTGAAAGTTTTAACCCATGTCCTAAAAATGTGGGTGATAATTTATTTGAAAATTGTACACGACAACAAATGAAAGATACATAATTGAAATAAAACGTTTACATAATAAAAATTATAAATTATATTATGTAAATGGAAGATAACGCAACATTATTATTTTTGACTAATCCAATGTATTTAAGCATATTGAAACGTAAAAAAACACATAATGAAGAAGATAATTTAATAGATACAAAATTTTATAAAAAACGAATTATATCTCTCTTCAAAACCATTTTGAAGGGCGATGAAAATCCACCTACAAACGAAATTAAGGAATTTCATAACATGTTTGTAAAGAGTTCTGTAAAATATTTTGAACGAATGGATAAAAAGGATATAATACAAGAACAACATTTAGTAAATAATACAGAGGATAATAATAAATTGCCGGAATGTATATTGAATGATATTAAGACAATAGATGAAGCAAACGATATTATGATGAAGAAAATAATTAATATACCTAATTTAAATAATTATGTTATATCAAAAAGAGACAATTCGGGAAATGATCTACACCTTATTCCGCGTGTAATAGATATTGATTTAAAACAGCCCGAATTTAAAACAAAAGGGGTAAAACAAAAAAAACAAAAAAATACAAAAGATTCATAATTTATGATAGATGATATAAATTTTAGATATAAGATTTATCTAAATAGATAATAGTAGAATGAAAACGAAAAAAAACCATCGCAATAATTTGCGTAGAAAAAGAACACAGAATAAACGGGATATGATTAAAATAAATCGTAAGTTAAATTCACGTCGCACGCGCATTAATCGTAGAGGAGGGGAAAAAATATCATTTACTAAAACCCAATGCGCTCCAAAAAATGACAATGAAGTCCAAGATTTTAGTTGTTATACAAAAAAGTCTTTAATTAAAATGCGTAATTTATGGAATACTCGCCATAAAGATTCATTAATTGAAGTAAATGAATCTAAGGAAATCTGGGACGCGTTAAGGCTAAAAATGGAAAATGCGTGTCATTCCGAAAGTTGCTGGTTAAAACAAAAATTTATGGAGAATAATTTGGACGAAGAAATGACAAAATATACATTTGCTCCAAATTCACCTTCTACGTGGAAGGAAAATCATACTACATGGTTAAATAGTGGTGACATTGAAAAAGTAATGAAACAATATGAACATACTTATAAATGTTTTCGTTTTATTGGTCCTACTCCAATTGATTTTGATAAACATGTATTAAATAATAAATGTGTTTGGGATGATTTATGTAATTTTGAATTATCTAAATTTATAGACGAAGGCATTACCAAAATAGGAATTATTTTTAATACAGACCCGCATGATAAAAGCGGTTCACATTGGATATCTTTATTTATTAATATAAAAAAGAAATTTGTATTTTTCTTTGATAGTAATGGAACCAAGATACCTAAAGAAATTAAAAGTTTTTGTAATCGTGTTATATCACAGGGGTTGAAACTTAATACAACAAAATATCCAGATGGATTAGAATTGAAGTTTTACGAAAATGCTCCATTCATACATCAAGAAAAAAATACAGAATGTGGTATGTATTCTTTATATTTCATTGTTACTTTATTAAAAGACGCACACGATTATACATTTTTCAAGAAAAAAAAAATAAGTGATGAAGCAATGGAAGATATGCGCGATAAATATTTTAATAATTAATATCTAAATAAAATTTAGAATTATGTAATTATAGTATAAAAATATAATTGTATATATATTCATATTATGACTAATAATCTATATAATCAATTTATTTCAAATGAAAATAAAGGTTTAATATGGTCATTATTAACCGAAAATAATTCATTTACAAATATACCAGAAAACAAATCATCAACTATAAAGAGTGCATTCGATAATAATATAATCATTATTGCAAGAAATATATCTTCTGCTGATAATTTAATAAGTTTGAATAAGCTTATTATAGGCAAGACATTAACCGAACTAAAGGTATATAAAACCGGAGAAATGAATACTATATATAATGCATCAGAATTATTACAACAACGTCAAAAAGTTTTTGAAGATGAATTAAATAATAAAAAATACGAATTTAATCAATTCAATAACATTTCTACTCCAGATAAAATAGATTTTTCGGATATTTTAGATTCACCAATTGAAGGGAACGACATGGCTAAAATTATAGAAGAACAAATTCGAGTGAGAGAGAAACAATTAACTCATGTTTTAGATAATCAGAATAAAGAAGACGCAAAAAAATGGATACAGCCAGGTAATGAAGATAAACGAGAAGAAGTAAAATTAAAAATTGGAGAAAATATTAACCTGTATGTGGATGATAACCT